GATTCCCCAAAAGACCCTGATCGAGTAGGCTTAGCAAAACCAGCAGCTACATTCCACCAGTTCGTTCCTTGTCGTCCTTCAAGAGCTTTTAAAGCCTGGTTTAAGGCATCAAAGTATTCTTTCTGAGAATCTGGATCGGTACCGATCATTGTAGGTGCTGTAGGAAGTGCGCCAGTTGACATAATTTATTCCTTTAAACACTGAAGTCACTAGGCGTCACAATACCTGTGCTTGGATTAACCATCAGTTGATTTCCAGCATTGATATTTGATTGTGTTATTGCCTGATTATATGGATCAGAAAGTGATGCGCTTGAATACCCGCCTAACCCTTGTGACCCGCTATTTGACCCAAAATAATTACCTACAGCATTACCTATGGCATTAGTCAATGCACCATTTGTTGAGGCATTGAGCATTGACCCAAGAGATCCAATTGTAGACAACGGCGAATTCTGGTAAGCATTCGGTATTGGGCCTGTATAGGTAGACGATACAGAAGTAGGAATCTGAGCGCCTTGGAGCAATCCAGCTTCAGCTTGAGCCATCTGCAGCGGAAATAGCTGCTGGGCTTGCAAAATCTGCTGCTGTTGCGTGCCAAGCGTATCTAGGGCATTGACATCACCTAAGCCTAAATTCTGAGTTGTAGTGGCTAACTGACCGCCTATTTGCGCAGCATTGGCTAAGTTCTGTTGACCTTGTGACGCCAACGAGCCTGCTGTTTGACCTAACTGACCCTGCAACACAGCTTGGGCTTGCGCTTCGGTCATGGCATTTTGATACCCAGTGTTCAGCGCATTGGCTTGTAGGGCAGTAGTCTGTTGGCCATATTGACCTAAGTTTGATGCCAATGCCTGAGCACCGCGTTGTGAACCGAATTGACCCGTACCCACTAGCCCCGCAGTTGTCTGCGGAGCGACGTTGTTCATTACATTCTGTTCAGCCAGATTACCAATCTGCGAAACCACGTCATTGACGTAAGGATTCATATATTGATTGACGGTGTTGTAGGTCGGATTGGCGGCAGAACTGAGGTAAGGCTGCGCAGCGCTTAACGGCGAGGTAGCGTTAATTGATGAGCCTAAAGCGCCGGTAGCTTGGTTCAACGTCGGTTGGTAATTACCTACGTTAGACTGAGCGAGGTTATACGCCTGTTGCTGCATTGGCTGAATACCGATAAACTGGGCATTCTGTGCTGCTTGAGCGCCCTGCTGGGCAATATTCTGAAGATAGTCCGTGTACCAACTAGGCGCTGCAGTTGCCTGCTGTTGCGTCGTAGTAATATTGGGCAGTGCTGCACCCTGTGTCAGCGATCCGCTACTGGTTGACCCTGCAGTACCGATATCAGCAGGTGTTGTGTAAGTTGAGCTAAGTCCGACGCCAGCCATAATTAAACCCTATTTGCTTTGCTAAGATTTTCCTTAGCGTGGATGATTTGTAAATTCCAAGGAACATGAAATCCAGATACATTTTTTCCTTGCAATGGAACAATATGATCAACGTGGTAATCAAATCCTATGCTACGCCATGCATTGCACAATTCATAAATTGAATCAATTTCCAGCCAATGCCCAGTATTTAACCAAGATGGTGTACGTTGAAGTTTTGCAGCACGACGTTTAGCCGTAGCAGCATAAACTTGTTCAGGATTTTCTTTTTTCCATTGTATGGAATGAAAATTATTAGTTTTTTTATTATATTCCTTACGACAATCTGACAGTTTTTCTTTGTTGTTTTGGTAATATTTTTTTGATGTTGCAGTTCTGCTATTTTTACCATTTTCAGTTTGCAGCCATTTTTCTTGAAGATATCTATATTTCAATCCTTTTTTGTATTTATCTTCAGCAGACATTGCATCACGTTTTATTTGTGCTTTTTCAACATTGCACATTACGCAAGAACGATCAGAAACAAGTCGTTCACAGATGTGACCTTTTTTACAAGGTCTTTCCGTAAAATAGCGAACAAAGCCTTTTAACTTTGCCTCTGCAAGTTTTTCACATTTCTTCATTCATCCCTCTGAATGTATTTTTCAGCATCTTTCATATATTGTAATGGGGACTTGGCTTTAGGCGGTATTTCATCAAGCGGAGCTGATCTCTTATGTGCTCTAATTGCCTTCCTCATTCCATCTAAAACAGCCGCACCAGAATCTGAATCGCCATTTCCCAAAGCCGAAACCGTATCTGCATCCCAGACAAATTCCCCGGATGCGAGCATTGCAGGCACTAAATCAGCCTGACCGTCGCCGCGTCCCTTAACATAATGACCAGTTGCGCCAGTAATAAACTCGGGTACATGATCCTGACCTCCATCTCTGAAAGAGGCTAAGACACCACCCCCACCTGCATAACCTGCCATACCGCTTTGGATTGAATTCTTATCAATTGATAAGGGCGTTTGAGCGGTCGTGAATTGCGTGGTTTGAGCTGGTGAGCCATAGGTGTAATAGCTAGGCTGCTGAGTATTGCCTACTGAAGATTGACCGCCCACACCAGAGGGGATCATGCCGTTCATGGCAAACTGACGCATCAAGCTGGGGTCTAAGTTAGGAAGTAACATTTGTAAATTTGCATCCCCTGCTGTAATGGGTTTTTCTGCAGTTGGTGACCAAGTCAATTCGGTAGCTTGCAACGGATTGCCGTTGTTGTTCCACGGGCCATTTGAACTAGTAGATTGAGAACTTTGACCAGAGGTGCTTTGGCTAGTGGGTAATCCTTGACTAGATGACCCCTGACCCGATGATGTAGTTCCCGAACTCGTTAAAACTTTTAAAAGAGGCGGCAAGGCTTTCGTTGCTAGCTGTGCAATCTGAGATGCGCTTAATCCTGACGTAGCAGGTACTGCACCGTTAACAAGTGCGTCTGCGCCTTGGCCTGCACCGGGCAATGCTGATTCATATGCGGCTTCTGTAGCTGCTGCACCATTAGATAATGAGGCCGGAGCGCCACCTCCAAACCCCGTACTTGCCAATGCATCTGCTCCGCCGAGAGCATCAAGCGCACCAGCGCCTCCGATAGTGGCTACCACCATTCCAACACCTTTAAGCGCATCCAAAAGACCAGTGTTGTAATCGGTCTGTGGAATAGCTAAAGCTGTGGT